ATACACAAATAATATAGAAACAAAACTAATAAAACAAGATTATGAAAACGATACAACTTTTAGACGGAAACGAGTACAACAAGCAAGACTTGTTAAAAAAAATGGTAGATGATGATTTCTACTATGGTGAATTATCACAGCTAGTCCTAAGTAGTTCATCTTTAAAATTACTCTTATCAAGCCCAAAGACATACAAGTATGTAACAAAGTATGGTAGTAAAGAAACACAACCCTTAAGGGATGGTAGGCTTATACACCTGTCAATACTTGAGCCTGATAAATTCCAAGAACAAATATTTGTAAATGTTGCAAGTAAAAACTCAAAGGCATATAAAGAAGCAAAGGACAAATACGGTTTAGTATATACAAGATCAGAAAGAGAAAATGCAGAAAGAATAGCTGATGCTTTTTTTAAGAATGAACAAGCTCTGAAATACATAACAGACTGCGAGTTTGAAGTACCAGCAATAGATACGATACACGGATATCCATTTAGAGGCAAAGCAGATGTACTAAGTAGCAAAGGTATTGTAGATATAAAGACAACAACAGACATAAAAGGTTTTCCATATTCAGCAAAAAAATACTCCTACGATGTACAATGTTATTTATACTGCCACTTATATAATAAGTCTTATGAGGATTTTACATTTCTCGTGATTGACAAAGGTAGTTTAGATATTGGTGTATGGAAATGTAGCGAGGAGTTTTACTTAGAGGGTAAAAGAAAAACAGAACAGGCCTTAGCAATATTCGAAAACTTTTTTATACAAGGCCACGATTTAGATAATTATATAATAGAGGGAATACTATGATAAACATTTATAATCAAGACTGTATGGAAGCTATGCGAGAAATGGCTGACAACCAATTTGATTTGGCTATTGTTGATCCTCCATATAGAGATAAAAATAACCCCACAAATCAAATGAGAGATAAGTTAGGAGGTAATATGCAAAATTTTGGATTTAAACCGACTAAAGAATTTTTTGTTCAATTATTTCGAATATCTAAAAATCAAATTATATGGGGTGCAAATAATTTTATAGAGCATTTATATTCTACAAATTGTTTTTTGTTTTGGTATAAAAGAAATCCCTGGCCTACTTATTCTGATGGAGAACTAGCTTGGACAAGTTTTAATTCTGTTGCAAAGTGCATACCAATAGATCATTTTGGCAATAATACTAAAGACAAAATAAAATTCCATCCAACACAAAAACCTGTAATGTTATATGAATGGCTACTAATCAATTATGCAAAAGAGGGAGATAAAATATTAGACACCCATTTAGGAAGCGGAAGTATAGCGATTGCTTGCCATAATTTAGGGTTTGATTTGACAGGGTACGAAATAGACAAAGAATACTTTGAAGCAGCAAACAAACGAATAGAAGAACATAAACAACAAAAAAGATTATTTATATGAATAAAGCAATTAAGATAGCAAACAGAATAAAGAAGATAACAAAGCTCGATGTATTTGAAAACACTAGAAAGATAGAGATAGTAGAGGTAAGGTCTTTACTAGCTTGGGTACTATACAAGTATGAAAAGATGAAACTGCAACAAATAGCAGAGTTCTTTGAATCACAAGGAAAGACATCAAGTCATTCATCTGTACTACACGCAGTAAATACTTTTGAAACAAATGTACAATACAATAGAAAGATAGGAGAGTGGCTTACACAGCTAACAAAAACAAACAAAGGTATAAACAACAAATCAAAAAGGGAGTTTGTCAAATTAAAGGCTAATCATCTTAACAACGAAAACATAGATAAAATAGTAAACATCATAGATGAGCTAGAACAAAAAGAATTAGTAGATGAATCATCTTGACTTGTTTAGTGGAATAGGTGGATTCAGCTTAGGTCTGAAAAAGGTGTTTGATATAAAACACACATACTATTCTGAAATAGATAAATATGCAATAGATGTATATAAGAATAATTTTAATAACATAACTTATGTCAAATCAGTTACAGATGTTCGAGGAGGGGAGTTACCAGGAATCGACATTATTACTTTCGGAAGTCCTTGCCAAGACTTTAGTATGGCTGGAAAAAGAAAAGGAATGGATGGTACAAGATCGTCCCTTATCTCCGAAGCAATTAGGCTTATCGAAGAATGCAGACCAAGTTTTTTTATCTGGGAAAATGTTAAAGGAACATTCTCCTCAAACAATGGCGCAGACTTTTGGGCAATTATCCAAGCCTTTACAAACATTGGGGGTTATAGACTTGAATGGCAACTGCTTAATACAAAGTGGTTTTTACCCCAAAATAGAGAGAGAATCTACCTTGTCGGATGTCTTGGAAAAGGAAGTGGACAACAAATATTTCCTATCACAGAAAGTAGTAGAAAGATTAATAGCATACAAAGACAACAAGGAAATACCTGTACACTCACAACAAGATACGAAGCAGGAGGAAACGGAAGTTACATTGTTGAACGTGAACTCGATGCACAAGAAATTAAAATAAAAACAAACAATAAGAAAGGGTATGAAATAGCAAAACCTGGAGATGCAATAAATTACGCATATATGGGTGTCAATAAAGCAAGGGGTAGAGTAGGAAAAGGTATAGCAAAAACTTTAGATACAGGATGCGAACAAGCAGTCGTAGGATATACAAGAGATGCCAAAGGAAAAGTAACAAAAAGAAATCTTAAACAAGAAGCAAACACTCTACATAGTGCATCAGGAGGTGGTGGCAATACAGATCAATATATTTTAGAAAAAAACTATAGTTATAAAAAAGTAAATGAAACGATATTTAATGGTATGAATATAAGAAGATTAACACCTATAGAATGTGAAAGGTTACAAGGCTTTCCTGATAATTGGACAAAAACAGGAAAAGAACTAGGAGAAATATCAGATAGTCAAAGATACAAGATGTGCGGTAATGCAGTAACAGTAGATGTAGTAGAAGCTGTAGCTAAAAACATTAAAAAAGTTTTACCAACAAAAATTAATTAAATTTTTCGATATATAGATATACAAAAGATTAATTAATTAAATTATATTAATTCTATGGATGGTAGAAAAAACAATGGCGGACACTCAACAAAAGGCAGAGCTGGTAGAAAACCAAAGTCAGAAGAGATACAACTTATAGAAAAACTAAAACCATTAGAGCCTTTGGCCTATAGAGCTTTAAAAGAGGGATTAGAAAAAAAAGACTATAAGTATGTACAGCTTTATTATAATTACTATGTTGGTAGGCCTAAGGAAACAAAAGACATTCATATCAACGATGACCAACCAATATTTATAGATTAATGTTTACTAAGACTACAGCTCTTACAAAACTCAGATCACTAAATCAAAGAACAAGAATAATTAGAGGAGGGTCTTCGGCTGGTAAAACTATCGCCGTCCTTTTGATACTAATAGACTATGCTTGTAGAAATCCAAATAAAGAAATAAGTGTAGTAGCAGAATCAATACCACATTTAAGAAGAGGGGCTTTAAAAGACTTTCTAAACATAATGAAGGCCTTGAATAGGTACGATGAGAGAAAGTTCAATAGAAGTATCTTAAAATACGAATTTAGCACCTATAGTTATATAGAGTTCTTTAGCACAGACCAGCCTGATAAACTAAGAGGTGCTAGGAGAACAGACTTATTTATTAATGAGTGTAACAATATTAGCTTTGAAGCATACCAACAATTAGCAGTAAGAACATCAGGTAATATATGGCTTGACTATAATCCTACTAATTTGTTTTGGGTAGATAAAGAATTGATAGGCCAAGAGGATACAGACTTTCTAACACTTACATACAAAGACAATAACAGTTTACCTACATCCATTGTAAAAGAAATAGAGAAAGCAAAAGTAAAAGCTAAGACATCTACATATTGGGCTAATTGGTGGAAAGTATATGGACTTGGAGAGATAGGTAGCTTAGAGGGTGCTTGTATTCCTGATTGGAAGTCTATTGATAAGATACCTGATGATGCTAGGCTTTTATGTGCAGGTCTTGACTTTGGTTATTCTGTTGATCCCACAACCTACATAAGATTATACAAATGGAACAATGCTTATATATTTGATGAGCTTCTTTATAGAAAAGGTATGCTCAATAGAGACATAAGTAATTTCTTAACAGACAATAGAGCTTTGGAACATATATACGCAGATAGTGCAGAGCCTAAGTCAATACAAGAGCTGAGAAACTATGGCCATAGAATATTCCCAGTAACAAAAGGCAGAGATTCAATAGTATATGGAATCAACCTTATAAATCAAAATGAGATATATGTAACATCAAGGTCAAAGAATCTTATAAAAGAATTACAAGGCTATGTATGGGACAAAGACAAAGAGGGAAACAATATACAAAAACCTACAGGTCATATACATCCTGACTGTATTGATGCTGCTAGATACTCATTAATGATGGCCTTACAAAACCCAAACAAGGGTAAATATGCAATAAGATAACAGAGGTAGATAAAAAAAAACTAAAACTTTTATTAAAAAATGTTAATTATTCCAAAATAAAGTTGTAGATTAGCAGTATGAAGTTAAGTTCTTAGCTGACGAGTTAAGGCTTTTCAAAAAACACAGACAGGGGGTGTAAAAACCCCCTTTAATTAAAAACAAAACAAAATGGAAAATAAATATCAAATACAAAGCAAAATGAAAGATTTAAATCAACAAACTTATTTAGAAATAGGTGATTTATTAAATGGTGCTGATGAATGGAATCGAGATGAATTACTAGATTGTATTACAATGATTATAGACAAGTATTACGACTAAAATAAAAAAACAAAACAATAAATATGGAAGACATTAAATTTTTCATCAAAGCATTAATACTATCCACATTCTTTTGGTTAGGAGTATGGTTACAATTAATGTACTTATAGAACACATTGAGTTAATTAGTTAGTTGTTTAATTTAATTTAAATTGATTTAATTTAGTTTTTTACAAACTCAATGATAGGAGGTCTCAAAAGGGCCTCCTTTTTTTTTGTCAAAAATCCACTTTAGATTTCGATATATATATATGAGAGTAAAAATAACTGTACCAAATGACTTGTCAGAAATCAAACTAAGTCAATACCAAAAGTTTCTAAAAGCACAAGAGGAGAATAAAGATGAGAACTTTTTAGCAACTAAGATGATAGAGATATTTTGTCATATAGACAACAAACAA